TTTCGCTTCAGCCTGTCGGCGTTTGTGGGGACGTACCTCACTTACTCGTCGTAACGCAGTCTGTTAGAAACAAACAATTATAGCCATGGCTACAAATCAGCCCAAGGGCCAACTAACACATTATTGTGCTTATCATTTTTTAATGATTTTATCATGGTATTTATTACCAATTACTACTTCACGGTAGAACTGCTTAGCGAGACCACTCGCTGAAATATGGATAAGGTGCATTACACCTTTAGTGGCGGGATCGCCCATTAAACAACCCTTTTGGGTTGTAAACATTTCACCTTTATAGTGAACTCTTCTCTTAGTTGTTAAGAGGCGTATACAAAACGCTCCGTATGCCTTTGGCATACCAATGCAGTTATTCGCTGCTATTAGCACGCTTTGCGTGACTTTGAATTCGCAACTATCTGTTGCAGTTTTAAGGTCAGTTGACCCTACAAAGAGTTCTCTCTTTAAATCTTCAAATATGAAGTTTGCCCTAGGATTCCTAGGATTTAGTCTCTTATGAAACTCAAAAGCGTGGTTTGCCGCGCCTATGCCCGCCTTAGAAGACGGGAAAAGCTTGAGTACATCAAGCAGTATATGCCCATAAGGGTGTAATAGAATTGCATGCATTACATGCGAAACGGTTATAAATCTAACCTTTCCCTGTTCAAGAACAGGTTCTGCTCTGACATCAAATATTTCAGAGTTACCGTCCTCTTGGAGGACTTTTCCTAGAGTATAATAAAATACTCTTTCACCTAAATGTTCCAAATCGTCTGGAACGAACTCGCCTGTATAAGCGAATTTATTAAGGTTAATATACCTTATTTTCTTTCCTCTAATAGAGGATGCTATTTTACGAAATCCTTCGTATTTACCCCCGTCATGACGGGTCGTGTTCAGTTCAGCTGAATCTGATAAGGACACTTTTGCCCTTTTTAAAATCTTTGAGATTTCATAGGGAAGATTCTTCCCCTCTAGTTCGAGTTTTGCGAACTCCTCAGTTATTGAGGTCATTATCCTATTGGGATAGTGTACTTCTGCAGGTGCAGAAGTTAGAGTTTTCTTGAACTCTTCATATGACTTTGCTATCATATGTTCCGGCGGGGTTCCCGCCGATCTTGTCTGTATCAAAATTGATACTCTGAACATCGTTATGGTGTTCTTGTCTCTCAAAAGAGAGATTGGTCTTCTATAGAAAGACATTTCGGGTGGTACCCGGATTTCACCAGGATTCCTGGTTTCGTGGAAACAAACTTCCTTTATAGACCCTCTTAGGGCCTTTATTTTCTCATAATAAGAAAAGTATTTCGATGTATGATACATCGAATAGTCTGTCAAGAGATTCTTGATTAAACAACGACTCATTTGGTCGTAATACTTCCATGATTGTATCATGGGATCATCTGGGAAAGCCAGAATTAACGACGTCGTAACGCCGTCAACAGTTGCTAACAAC